ATGGCTTTACATGCCAGCTATGCACTAGAAGCGTTCCGCTTTATGGTCAGCTTTGCCACCAGTTTGGCCATGGTAGAGAACAAGATCTTCATGGGCAACGGCAACATTATTCAATTGATCCTACAGGACGAGATCCTACACAAAGGCTGGACTGCTTACCTGATCAACCAAGTGGTCAAAGAAGATACTAGGTTTGCCGAAATCAAAGGCGAATGCGAACAAGAAGTGTATAATCTATATATGGATGTTATACGTGAAGAAAAACAATGGGCAGACTATTTGTTTAACAAAGGGCCAGTTATTGGACTCAACGCTAACATTCTCAAAGACTTTGTGGATTACACAGCAGTGGGCGCACTGAAAGATATCGGTATCAAGTACAACAACCCAGCACCCAAGTCAACTCCTATTCCTTGGTTCAACAAACATGTTAACACCAGCAATAAACAAACAGCACTGCAAGAAAGTGAAAGCACAAACTATGTGATTGGTGTAATGAGCGATGCTCTAGACTATGACGCATTACCAGCACTATAAGAGAAGAACATGATCACAGTATATTCAAAAAACAACTGCCCGTTCTGCGACAGAGCAAAGGCACTATTAGAAAGCAAAGAGATTCCATTTGAAGTTATCAAAATGGAAGAACACACTGGCGCACGTGAGTTTCTCATGGAACAAGGCCTGCGCTCAGTACCGCAGATTTTCAAGGACGGCGTTCTCCTTCCAGGCGGCTTTCAGGGCCTAGCTGGCAAAGACGAAGAATTTTTCAACACACTCAAAGGATAAACATGTTAATCAACAAAGGTATCACAATAGGCGAAGTAGTAACAATTAAAACAACTGCGGGCGAAGAGATTGTCGCTAAACTAGTTGAAGAAAACCCAATGGCCATCACAGTGAGCAAACCATTGGTACTGACCGCAGGACAAAAGGGTATTGCCCTTGTTCCCTTTTTGTTTACCACAGAGCCCGATGCAGATATACAAATTTCTCGTGGTACAATCATGGTGTTGGCACCTTGTGGTAAAGATGCGGCAAATACATATATTCAAAACACCACGGGCATAAAACTAGCATAAATACGGATATAATTTAGGAGTTACGCTATGCCCGGTACAACAACGATAACAACTGCATTTCCAGCCGCAGGAACTATAACTATAGTCGATACTACTGCGGTAGCAGTTGACCTGTTAACCGCGGCTGTTACGGCCCAAACTACATTTTTAACAACCACTTTAACACCAGCACCGGACGGCAAAGGAATACCTGGCTCAATAGCACAATCTTTAAATCTCAGTTATCAGACACTAATTAATGTATCTACTCACTTAGGTCAAATTAACAGTAACTTGGAAACACTAATAACAGCAGTAGGCAAAACAAATACCGAACTTGAAAAACTAAACAAAGCCGCTGGTATTGGTAATAGTCATGCAAACAAAGCAAATGTAGTAGCCGAATTAACATTTATTGATCAAAATGATAAAAATAATTTTGATAAGAAAGTGGTTAATGCAACACTGGAAAAAGCCGGAGAGCCGCCTATTCAAAATAATCCTGTAGATCTCCAGGCTGACGTACAGAAAAAAGTTTCCGATATTACTAGCCTCAACGCCGCTATAGCCGCTACCGGTATAATCATCGAAGGAGCCCAAACTGCAATTGCAGAAGGTTTTAAGTTGGCACAAGAAATTGTGTTAGACACTGCGATTGGTAAAAAATTAGTCGAATATTACTACGAAGGTGAAATAGCTGTAGTACAGGTATTCAGCAAAGAAAGAGCTCAACGACTCATTGTTGAAAATAACGATCGCCTCAATAAGGCGAAAGGTGGCGGCACACCAACTCCACCAGTTGCACCTGGTTAATTATGAAAACTGCAAGGATCAATTCTGATGTAGACAGCAAGGGCAATAGGTTAAATTCCAATGGCAAGATCCCCTCGGTGTTTATCAACAACCAGCCCATAGCTTTGCTTAATAGTTCAAACTCAAAAGGATCAAAGGTAATGTCTGGATCTCCCAATGTATATGCACACAATATAAATGTTGCCAGAGTCAACGATGCATTTGCTGGCGGAACCAAAATTGCTACTGGAAGTGACAACGTTCTCACAAACTTGCCAAATCCTTAATCAATAAGGTTGACCTTTATTTTCTACCCCTGTACACTAGGTATAAGTACTTGGTACTTGCCTTAAAGGAGAAATATATGGCTACAAATAAATTCGCAGAATTCACTGCAATCATCGAAGCAATGGAAAATGATTTTGAAAAGTTTTACGACAAAGAAGTAGGTGCGGCTGGAACCCGTGTTCGCAAACATTGTCAGGACCTGGCCAAGTTGTGTAAAGAAACACGCAACGATGTCACCACAGTTAAAAACGCACGAAAAGAACCAAAATAATCATATAAATACAATATGGCATACAGCGATAAGGTAATCGACCACTACGAAAATCCAAGGAACGTTGGATCATTCCCAAAAGATGATCCTGACATTGGCACGGGTATGGTCGGTGCGCCCGCTTGTGGCGATGTAATGAAACTACAGATAAAGGTAGATCATGATACAGGTATTATTACAGATGCAAAATTTAAAACGTATGGCTGTGGATCGGCTATCGCAAGTTCGAGCCTCGTTACAGAATGGCTGAAAGGCAAAACACTTGACGAAGCAGGAACAATCGAAAACTCCAAAATTGCCGAAGAACTAGCACTGCCTCCAGTCAAGATACATTGTTCAATACTAGCAGAAGATGCTATCAAAGCGGCTGTGCATGATTACCGTAACCGACACAGCGTATAAAAAAATCAAACTGAATTTAGAACGCCGGGGCAAAGGTGTTGGTATTCGTTTAGGTGTTCGTACTACTGGATGCAGTGGACTGGCATACACTATCGAATATGTGGACGAGTATACCGCAGAAGCAGGGGTAACCAATTATGCTCAAAAAGACTTTGTTGTGCTAGTAGATGCCAAAAGTCTAGCATATTTAAATGGCATCACAATGGATTGGGTCCGCAATGGACTCAATGAAGGTTTTGACTTTCAAAATCCAAATGAACGCGACCGTTGCGGTTGCGGCGAGAGTTTCAGAGTTTAACCCCAAAAATACTTGACTTTAACCAAAGTTAGCTGTATAATACTAGCTAATGTTATAACTTTTGGAGATTATTTTGAGTATGCATTTAGAAGGTCCGTGGCTCAGTACCACCGGCAAGAAAAAAGGTAAAAAGAAATTTGCTAGTTCAGAACATGCCCGCAAAGCACGTGAGCAGGAAGAAAGTTGGAAAGATCTACAAAAGCGTTGGGGCATTGAGGCAGAAGAAAAGAAACGCAACCGTGCCATGACCAGTGAAGTTTGGAAACCGGATAACAAACCATACACTAGATATGGTACCGATGTCAAGTATCCCAGTCGAGATACTGGTGCAGGCAATGCCACACTCAAGCCCCCGAAAGTTTACACAGGCACAATGGTAAAAGGCATTGCCACCATGCACAAAAGCAACGCAGTACCGGTTTTTAGTAATGAAGAAGCAATAGATATTAGTAAAATGCGTAGATAACCATTAAACTTATGTTTTTATACCGGCTATCATGGCATAACTATATATTGTACCTCAAAAGGTTTGGAGTACAACAAAGCAGTAAGGCTTTTAACGCACAAGGAGATGTATCAGAGCCATATTTTATAATGACGGAACCAGCGATTCCGTGATCCAGCGTAAAGGAGAAAATCATATGATACGCATCATCAAAACAGCAGTCTTTATTTTAGTAATGATACTAGTAGGATTAGCAGGGGTTAAGGCAGTGAATTACAAACTGGACACCCTAAAAACAGCTCGTGAACAAGCGAGTCCGGTTACAGCACAAATAAGACAGAAACAACTAGACTGTCTAGCTCGTAACATATACCATGAAGCAGGCTACGAACCTTTTGAAGGCAAGGTTGCAGTGGCTCAGGTAACAATCAATCGTGCAGAAAGTGGACAATTTCCCAGTGACATCTGCCAAGTAGTATATCAAAAGAACATAGTGTACGAACGGGTGCTTTGCCAGTTCAGTTGGTACTGTGAAAGTGCCACTGTTAAAAAACCCATGAATGGCCCTGTGTATACAGAAAGTATGGAAGTGGCCAAAAAAGTATTGTTAGAAGGATTTAGATTACCCTCCATCAAAAATGCTCTTTACTTTCATGGCGACTACATCAATCCCAAATGGGGTAAGCAACCCGTGGCCAAAATTGGCCGACACATTTTTTATAATTAGGAGATAATATGAATTTGAATATTTTAACAGAACGCATCAAAAATAGCATTAGTGATCTTTTTAATTTGGATTTGTGGGTTAAAAACGTTAAAGAACATGCGCCACAGGTCAGCGCAGAAACTATGGGCTGGCTAGCTGGCATTCTAATGCATTTGGCCACGATCCCAACCATGGTAGCAGTACTCACAGGGCTAACTGAAAAGATGCCCCCTGTGGATCTAGTGCTGTTTGTTTGGGCTGGTTTATTTGCTTTGTTTATTAAAGCAACTATCCAGAAGGATCTATTAAATATTGTTACAATAGGATTTGGATTCTTTGTGCAGGCCGCTTTGTTAGCACTTATTGTGTTCAAATAACTTGCTTTCAGTTTAGCCCTAATGTACAATTACTCATTAGGGCTAATTGCTGATAAATATATGATATTAATAGGAGCATAATAATGCCATCAGGATTTCAACAAGACACCAATCAGCTACAAGCTGAAATGTACAGAGTGGTTGTTACAATGAGTAACACCACATTCTACCCAACCGCAACCGGTAACGACAACGGTGGAGTAACGCCAAATTCATGGGACTCGTTTGCTACCCTACCAACCACATTGGCATTGAGTCAAGCTCGTGCCAGAGGTAACATGCGTTTCCGTAACATTGTTAACCAATTAACTGGTTTGACAGATGTGCAATTACGCGATATTACAATTACAGAAGCTAATGGTGATGCCCAAGCAACCAGTCTAGCATTTACATTGCTAATCGAGCGTCCAGCATTTATCAATGTAACCGGTACTGCAATTGACGCTTCGACTGCACTTACAACTACAGCACTTGTGCTTAAGAATGAAGTAGCCAAGGCAATTCGTCTAAGCACTAGTGCTAGTTCACGTGTGTATGATCCAACTAGTCCAACTACCCCAATGGGTACTCAAGTATCAATCACCGCCACGCATACAGGCGCTACTGCTACACAAACTTTTGGTACAGTGGCAGTTACTTTAATTGACGAATCAACATTGTTCGATTAAGGACTAGATGATTTTAGCGTACTTACTACTATTAACTGGTTTAACGATATCTGCGGTCGCAATCTACTATAGTGTAGTAGGTCTGACCGCAATATTTTCTGCCGCGGCTATCCCAATTATCATCATGGGTTCAGCTTTAGAAGTAGGCAAACTGGTGTGCGCCAGTTGGCTCAAAGCCAACTGGACTCGTGCTCCTGCTTACATGAAGTACTATATGATTTCAGCAGTGGCTATACTGATGCTGATTACCAGCATGGGTATCTTTGGATTCCTTTCCAAAGCACACAACGATCAAAATTTAGTGAGTGGCGATGTCCAAAGTAAGATTGCTATCTATGATGAAAAGATCAAAACAGCACGAGACAATATAGATGCAAACCGCAAAGCTCTTAAACAGATGGATGAAGCTGTGGATCAAGTCATGGGCCGAAGCAGTGATGAAAAAGGTGCCGAAAAAGCTGTTCAAATTAGACGCAGTCAGCAAAAAGAACGTGCAAGGCTCCAGTCTGAGATCACCGCTGAACAAAAAATTGTTGCCTCCGTTAGCCAAGAGCGTTCTCCAATCGCGGCAGAAGTACGCAAGGTTGAGGCTGAAGTAGGACCAATCAAATACATTGCCAAATTCATCTACGGTGATAAAGGTGCAGATGAAAACATGTTGGAAAAAGCTGTCACATGGATCATCATAATGATTGTTATTGTGTTCGATCCTTTGGCAGTTATCATGTTGCTGGCCGCACAAATGACATTTGGTTGGCGCCGCGAAGGCACAGAACCTGTTAAGCCTGTAAGCATTAGCGACTTTGTTCCTCAACCCACAGAACACATTCCCAACAAAGAAACAAAAGAATCTGAAGTTGAGTATACTATTTTGGATGACCATCACGAACCGGATTATCCTGAACCAATCACAACAGCAGATCAAACTACAAATATTAATCAAACTGAGGCACCAAGCGAAACGCCTGTTACAGCACTAGGAGGTGATATAACTGGACAGGAATCGTCAAATCAAGAATTTCCACAGCCAATAGAGCAATGGAACAACATGATTGCAGAGGCAGAAGCAGAGGCAAACAAAGAAATAGTTGAGAAGGAAGCTCGTAAATATCAAATACTTCCTGAACTTGTTGAACATACCAACGAGCGAAATAAGCCTGATCTTACTGAAGTTATAGAACCCATCGACTCAAAAAAAAAGACTTACATGATGAAGGCTCCGGACGGCTCAATACAGATCAAAAACCGTTAATAAGTAACGACTATGTACAAAACGCAGAACAAGGCGTTGATACATTATGGTCACGTATTACTGAACGTTCAACTTTAAAATTAAAAGATCAACTATATGTTGAATATGGCCTAGACCAATTTGCAGGCATAATTGTTGACAAAGAGGCAGAGCCAGAACTTTATGATTTTGTGGAAGATTGTAAAACCAACGGCGCCCGTTTTTACGGATACCCAGAAGATAAAATGGAATATTTTGCAAGAAGGATTTATGAGCTTAGGAAAGATTAATTTGATAACACCACCAGATAAGCTGTTCAATATGAACTTAGGCTATCTTTTGGTAAAACCAAGTGTATATGTTAAACAACAATTTCAAACTATATTGAGTCACAATATGGAAGAAATTAATGTATTCGTTTACGACGAGAATGAACACGATATCGATTGGTTACTTAGTGTGGCCAATCAATGTGATGTTACTATAATAGATGTCGACAACTGTGACCCAATTACTCAAAAATTTATCACTTATTTGTTAGCCCAGCCCAACACACACTATATAACTAACGACGAGATTACTCCTTATGGATTAATCAACAAAAATAGAATTTACAATTTGGACTGGATTGTACAGCAAATGGACGATAACGAAGAGGATGAAACTGATGAGTAGAGAAAAGCGGTATGATGGTAATCGTGTTACTGTCAAAGATAATGAAAACATAACACAGGCACTGCGTAGATTCAAACGTAAGATTGAAGACAGTGGACTTTTGGACACACTCCGTAAAAAAGAGTTTTATGAAAAGCCAACTACTGAACGCAAACGTAAAAAGAGTGCGGCCGTAAATCGATATAAAAAGAAACTTGAAAAAGAGCAATTACCTAAAAAAATGTATTGACGTAGGCTAGTATACCTGTTATAATTTAAGTTCACAATTAAGAAAGAATTTAAATGGCCAATACGGATATTATGATTGACTTGGAAACACTGGCAACATCTACTGATGCTACGATCCTAACAATTGGTGCTGTGAAGTTTGACCCTTTTGGGAAAGACATCGAAGAACCCGCAATGGATTCTTTCTATGTTAGAGTAGACTTGGATAGCTGTGACGAACTTGGACTTGCAGTTAACGATGACACTATAGCATGGTGGGCACAACAAAGCCAAGAAGCACAGGACGAAGCCTTTGGAACAGAGGGCCGTATTCACATCCGCGAAGCTATGGAAAAACTTTACAAGTTTTGCTGGGGCGCCAAGCGTGTATGGGCTAATGGTGCTTGCTTTGACATTCCAATTTGCGAAACTGCATATCGCAAACTTAACAAAGCAATCCCATGGAGTTTCTGGCAAATACGTGATGTGCGCACTGCCTTTGACTTGGGTATCGATCCTCGTCGTCCAACTGTAACAGCACACCACGCATTGCAAGATGCATACAATCAAGCAGTAGGAATACAAAATGTATATACACTTTTGCGTAGCAGTACGACAAGAGAAGGTAATTACATTACACCTTTTAAAAATGAAAGATAA